GGCAACGGATGAATATAAATTTGTTGTATCGTTAGATTATGACGATGCCCTAACGCTTGAAAGCGAGGAACTAAAAGCAATTAAATTAGATAAGAATGTTACCGTTTGCATAGGTGATAGCAAAAGTAAAGTTGAAGCCATCAACCGAGATATACCAAAAGACGGATGGGATATATTGGTTAATTTGTCGGATGATCAAGAATTTACGCAATACGGATTTGATGAAGTTATCCGCGAACATTGCGGCTTGGACCAATTCTTGCATTTGCCCGATGGACACGTTAATGAGTTACTTCCTACTATGTCAATAATGGGGCGCGAATATTACAACCGCTTTAAATACATTTACCATCCCGATTATACTTCACTTTGGTGCGATAATGAAGCTATGGATGTAGCAATTGAATTAAATAGGTACGTTTATTTAAATCAACATTTATTTGAACATAAGCACCCAGCTTGGGGATTTGGGCAAACGGATGCTTTGGGTAGGCGTAATGATATTTATTACCGACAAGACGAAAGAACATACATAAAAAGAAAAAATTTAGGTTTTCCTAAAATAAGTATATTTGGTTAATATGATACTCTCAATACTAATACCATCATTACAAAGTAGAGCGGGAAGCCTTCGCACATTATTGAAGTTAATAGGTACACATGAAGGCGTTGAAGTTCTTACGCATATTGACGATGGGAGAATAAGCACAGGCAATAAGCGCAATCAATTAATTGAAAAGGCGCAAGGTAAATACGTAGTTCATATTGATGATGATGATTACATAACGCCAAAATATATACCTTCAATACTTAAGGCGGCGCAAGAAAACCCCGATGTAATTTGCTTTAAAGGTTGGATGACCGTTGATGGTGCAAATAGAAAAGATTTTCATTTTAGCATTAATTACCCATACGCACAAGTAGAGCATAAGGGTAAGCAGATTTATCTTCGCTATCCAAACCATCTTTGCCCCATAAAAAGGGAAATAGCAAATAAGGTATTGTTTCCCAATAGAACCATTGGCGAAGATTACGATTGGGCTACTAAAATACACAATCAAAAGTTGCTTAAAACGCAAGTGTTAATTGACGAATTTATCTATCATTACCGTTATAATTCATTCAAATGAACTACTCCCAAAACAACGAAGATATTGTTATTACAAACTACTTCAAAGGTAGAACAGGCGTATTGTTAGACATTGGTGCTAACGATGGTTATACTTTCAGCAATTCACTTGCTTTAATTGATTCGGGATGGGCGGCGGTATTGGTTGAGCCATCACCAACGGCATTTAAGAAGCTAAAAGAATTACACGCTAATAATGCCAATGTAAAATTGCATAATGTAGCTATAAGCACAAGTAAAGGAACGGCAACCTATTATGATATGGGTAACCATGTAGACGAAACGGATAGCAGTTTATTAAGCACATTGGTACAAGATGAATTAAAACGTTGGGATGGCATAGAGTTTAAAACTAAAAAGGTTAAAACCGTTCCTTATAGCGAAATTGAAAATGTTTACGATTTTATTACAATAGACGCCGAAGGGCTCGACTACGATATACTCAAGCAAATCAATTTAGAACATACGCAAATGATTTGCCTTGAATGGAATAGCAATAAAGCTACATTGGACTTATTTAGGTCTTATGTACCCATTGAAATGAAAGAGATTTTAAGGAACGCCGAGAATGTTATTTATGCAAGATGAAATACAAAGAATGGTTGAGGAAGCCGTACCCATGCCGCGTTCTTGCGTGTTTGAAAGAAACCGCGCCGACTACCGCCGTAAGTGTTTGACCGAAAGTATAAATAATTTAATTAACTTTGTTCAAAATTTACCCAATGAAAATATTAGGGCTAGAGATAAAGGCGATACAGAAAGTTCCACTACCTAAAGGAACGATAAGCCAAATACCACCTTCTGCAACAGGAACGATGTATAACAATCCAGGTACGGTTACATGGATGGCAGGTAATGCATTAGGTCAAGTTAGGGATGGCTATTCTGGAAACGACATCGTTTATTCAATTATTCGTTTAATAGTTGATAAAGTAAAACTAGCGCCTTGGGCTGAATATAAAATAGTTGATGAAAAGGAGTTTAAAAAGTACGCGGCTATAATGAAGCGCCCCGACCTTGTAAAAGATTGGAATAAAGTAGAAAAGATTAGGACAAAGGCATTGCAACAAGTAAAGGTGGGTAGTAAATTAACCGACCTTTTAATCAAACCAAATGAAGATGATTCATGGGCTGATTTAGTTGAGGCTTATGCATCATTCAAACTAATTACAGGCAATGCTTATGTTTACTCAAAAGCTATCCCAATGGGTAGGAATATGGGTAAGCCGTTGGAGTTGTATGTTTTGCCATCACAATACATGAGCATTATTGCCGATTTATCTAAGTTCCCAATAACGCCAACAGGTTATCAGTTATATATGCAGTTTACGGAACTATTTAACAAACAAGAAATTTTACACGATAAATACTTCAATCCTAACTGGAATATTGTAGGGAATCAATTGTATGGTTTTAGCCCATTACAAGCGGCAGCGAGAGTATTAACAAGAAGCAACGAAGGGAAAAAAGCGGCTGTTGCAAATTACCAAAATGGCGGACCAAAGGGTATATTATTTGTAAGTGATGATAAGCACGATCCACAATTTACCGTTCAAGAAGCAATGGACTTGAAAAAGTCTTTGGCACGAAATCAAGGCGCTGAAAATGTCAATCAAGTAGAAACAAGTGGCTATAAAGTGGATTATGTACCATTGGGGCTTAGTCCTGTTGATTTGGATTTATTAAACGCCGAAAACTTAGACCTTAGAGCATTGTGTAACATTTACCAAGTGCCTTCTCAATTACTCAATGACCCGAGTAATAAAACGTACAACAATACAAGCGAAGGTGAAAAGGCTTTAACGGTTAGATGCGCCTTACCAATGCTTAGTTCAATACGCGACCAATTTAACCGCAAATTTGCTACCGATTGGGGTAAAATGGATACCATCATTGATTTTGATTTGAGCGTTTATTCTGAATTAGAAGAAGATAAAAAACAACAAGTTGATTGGTTGGAAAAATCTTATTTGCCGCTTCGCAGAAGATTAGAGATAATGGGAGAAAGCACAGAAGGCTACACAGATGAGCAACTAAATACAATCTTTGTACCTAGTGGAGTTACAACCATTGATGAAGCAATGAATCAAGCACCGATAACAATTCCGCAAGGATTGAATGACTATGCGCAGTAACCAAAAACGATTCTTAAGTTTCCTTAAAACGATACAAGACAAATATCGTAAAGCGGTGCGCGATGCCATCGAAGGGCAAATAAATTACTATATTCAAACCAATAGCTTAGATTTACCAAAGCGGGAACTTACAAAGGTTTTATTAGGATTGCATTTTGATTGCGCTTACCCTATGGCGGTGCAAGAACGTACAAACATAAAAAGAGCAATTAACCGCAAAGCCGATGAACCGTTTAACCGCCTTGAATGGATGGTAAATGAATATTTTAGGCGTGAGTTGTTAAGCAATGCAGTTGCACCGATAACAAATACAACACGCAAACAAATTGAATTAGTAATGATTCAAGCGGCAAAAGAAGGATGGGGCGTTGATGAAACCGTTAGGGCTTTGCGCAATAGTGATATAACAAAAAATAGGGCTGAATTAATAGTAAGGACCGAAAGTACAAAAGCCGCCAACGCTGGTAAAATGTTAGGCGCGGCTGATATGGGCGTTGCAGTAGAAAAGCAATGGATAAGTGCTACCGATAATAGAACAAGACGGATACCGCGCGACCAATACGACCATTTGCACATGAACGGTAAAAGAGTTCCCTATGATAGCGGATTTGTAGTTCCTTCCACAAGGTCAATAGATTTGATGATGTATCCAGGCGATCCGCAAGGTTCGGCGGGTAATGTTTGCAATTGCCGTTGTACCGTTGTATTCGTTCCTATTCGCGATGCCGTAGGTCAAGTAGTGCCGTTGCGTTCAACCTTACAAGGTGGCGGAGTAGGCAATGTATTTGTACAAATTGCAAACGCCGCAATGAGTTTTGTAATCACAAGAGATTTGATAGAAAATTTAATTGGTGAAATATTCCAAGAATAATTTAACTTTGTAAAATATTCGTTCCTATGAAAAAATTGGAAGTTAAATCAATGGTTGGAGAAATTGCCGATGTCGATTCTGAAAAGAAAAGAGTTAAGGCGGTTTGGGCGCGTACTGGTAATGTCGATAGAGATAACGATATTATTGTTGAAGGCGCATTTACTAAAACTATTGCCGAGAATGGACCTAACGGAAAAAATGAAATATGGTCATTGGTAGACCATTACACTTCATTTAAGTACGCTTTGGGTAAGCCTGAATCTTTGTACGTTGATGGCGATAAATTAGTTGCCATTACTCCGATAGTAGATACCGAACTTGGAGAAGATATGTTAAAGTTATACATGGCTGGAGTTATCAATCAACATTCAATCGGGTTTAGTACAATTAGAAGCGATTTTAGGGATCAAGAGCAAAAAGTTAGATTAATAAAAGAAGTTAAGTTGTATGAGGGTTCAGCCGTTTTGTGGGGCGCTAATCCCGAAACACCAACTTTGGATATTATGAAATCTTTTACTTTTGATAAGATTGAAAAAAGCGGAACATTACTTGAAAGATTAGAAAAGTTACCTACATTGATGAAAGCATTATCAACAGGTAATTTTACAGACAATACTTTTTATTTATTAGAAAGGCATATAAAGCAAATACAAGAAGAAGTTGAAAGCACCTACGCCGCTGCTCAAAAAGCAGCACCTACGCCGCAACGAAACGAAATCTTAGACGCTTTGAAACAATTTAATTCACAATTTTAAATTTATTCAAGATGGAAAATCAAGAAATCGTTGTTGAGGTTAAAAAAATGAGCGACCTTATCAACAACATCAAAGAAAGCGCTGAAAAAAAATCAGCAGACATTACCGCTACTTTAGAAGCAAAGTTGGCTGAATACAAAGCCGCTTCTGAAACTAAATCAGGCGAAGAATTAAAGTCTATTCAAAAGGAAATGCAAGATCAGTACGATGCTTTTGTAAGCAACAAATCTGCTCACGCTCCAAAGGCTACAAAGTCTATTGAAGATGCTTTAGCTGAAAAATTAGGCGAATACAAGTTCGGTCAAGAAGGCGTTGAAAACGAATTCTCTAACGAATTGCGCCACAAGAAGTCTATCCGTTTTGATTTCCCCGAAATTAAAGCAATGGGCTTAAACAACCTATCTGGTGATCCAGTAGCATCTTACGGACCGCGTCAAGCTATCCTACCTGCTCAAAAAGTAAACTTTAGAGATTTAGTTCCTACTTTGAACACCGAAACTGGATTGTATGTTTTCTATAAGGAAACTTCTACTCCTAACAACATTGCAAAGCAAAGCGAAGGTTCAACCAAAGGTGAGAATACTTATGCATTTAGCGAAACAAAAGTAGTTCAGCAATACATTGCTGGTTTCTCTACTTTTACTAAGCAAATGGCTACTTCATTACCTTTCTTGAGCCAAACTTTACCAAGAATGTTGATGAGAGATTACTTTAAGAAGGAGAACGCTTTGTTCAATGCATCTGTAACAGGACTTGCAACTGTTGATACAAGCGCTGAAACTGATAAAGTAAAGAAAATCATTGACTTTATCGCTTCTCAACAAGATTTAGATTACAACGCTTCTTATGTTATTGTTTCACACACCGACATGGCTGAGTTAGTTAAATCTACTTACACAAACGGTTACTACGCTGGTGCTGGTATGGTTAATTTGCCAGGATTAGGAATGACCATCATGGGTGTACCTGTTATCGCTGCTTCATGGG